GCGACATGATGAACCTAGCCTTTCAACATTGCAATACCGACTGGGTTTCTTGGATTGGGATTGACGATAGATACCGACCACACGCCTTAGATCAACTAGACACTTGTGAAGCCGATGTTCTAGCTTTAGGTTTCCAATACGACACGGGGCAAATCTGGACACCTGCAAACGTAACGGCTGAACAGATACTTAGTCTGCACGCCAACATGATTCCTTGCGGCTCACCTGTCAGGCGATGGCTCTGGAAACGTAACCCATTTGATCAAAGAATTGCGCCATACGATGACTGGTGCTTCTGGGTTGGTACGGCGGTATCAGGGGCAACTTATGACTGCACTCTAAACATAGATGTTGATTATGCTTATGAAGGTCACACAGTTCCGAGTGACTCACTAGCAAGATCAACCGTAAATCAATATTTGCAAGACCAGTTGAGCAAGTAGAATAGACCTAGACTTAGGAGTTTCATTGGCAATTACAAATGGCTATGCCACGCTTGCACAAGTTAAATCGGCTTTGCGCATCTCGGATGCGATAGATGATTCTATTTTAGAGATGGCAGTTGAGTCGGCATCACGGGCTATTGACGGTCATGCTGGGCGATACTTCTACTCATCTGGAACTGCTACGCGCTTATTCGCAGCAGATGATTCTTTTATTGTGCAGATAGATGACGTGTCTAGCACCGCGATTACTTTGCAAACTTCTTCTGCTGGTGATGGTGTATTTGATACGACTTTTACAACTGTTGATTACCAGCTTGAACCACTCAACGGAAAAGTGGATGGTCTTGATGTTCCTTTCACGCGCATTCGCGCCGTTGAGAACTTTCTGTTCCCAGTAGAAACAGAACAGGCATTGATCAAACTCACCGCCGTATTCGGTTGGCCTTCTGTTCCAATCGCAATTACTCAAGCAACAATCATTCAGGCAAGCAGAATTTACAAGCGGCTCGAAAGTCCACTTGGCGTAGCTGGCTTCGGCGATCTTGGCGCAATTTCTGTTACTAGAGATTTAGACCCAGACGTTGCCCAACTCGTTGCGCCATATCGCAGAATGCGTGGCTTTGCCTAATGGCTTTACTCTCTGAACTAAGAACAGGGTTAGCAACTAACCTTGCCACAATCACAGGGTTACGAACAGCAGCCATTATGCCTGACAACCCAAACCCACCTATTGCCATTGTTCAACCGGACTCAATTGCCTATGACGATACATTTGGCAGGGGAATGCAGACTTATACTTTTACGGTTGTAGTTCTAGTTGGTCGCGTAGTGGAACGCTCTGCTCAAAATTCCATAGATGCCTTCTGCGCAAGCACAGGGTCGAGCAGTATAAAACTTGCATTAGAATCAGATAAGACACTTGGCGGCAGGGCGTTCGATCTCAGAGTTACCGACATGAGATCGTATGCAAGTATTCTTGTCGGTGAGGTAAACTATTTAGCAGCAGAATTTTTAGTTCTGTGCTACGCAGACTAGGAGCAAAACAGCATGGCGAAATTCGCAGCTACCGATTACAAAATCACGATCAATGGTACAAACCTTTCTACAAACTTAAACAGCGTTGAACTCGCTTTAGAATCCGATGACTTGGAAACTACTGCCTTCGGCACGACTTTCCGTGAGCGTATCGGCGGACTTAAATCAGGTTCTGTAACGCTTCAGTTCATGCAGGACTTTGCAGCATCCTCAGTTGATGCCACGCTGTTTCCGCTTTACAACACACTTGCAACAGTGGTAATTGTTCCAACATCTTCAACTGTTTCAGCAACCAACCCTTCTTACACCGCCGTTTGCTTAGTGAACTCATACTCACCATTCGCTTCATCTGTTGGTGATATCGCTACCTTCTCGATCACGCTTCCTACAAGTGGAACCGTAACAAGGGCAACCAGCTAACATGAAGATCAACCTGCGCGTTACTTTTAATGACGAAACAGTAGAAGAAGTATCTGCTACGGCTCGTGACCTTGTTGCATTTGAGGACAAGTTTACAAAGTCGGTTGCTTCACTAGAATCTGACTTCCGCATTACTGATCTATTGTGGCTGGCATGGCATTGGTTAGAACGTAAGGGTAAAACGAAACTTAGCTTTGACGATTGGTGCGATGAAGTCGAGACAATTGAAGCGAGTGAAGAAAGCCCAAAATAACCGGGTTGGGTGACTCATCCCAACATTGGCACTTGGCTTATCTTTCATGTGAAACTGGCATTGCTCCGTCAGTTCTCATGGAAGAATCTGAACGTATGCTTTACACAATGGGAATGTATCTGCGCTGGCGAAATAGTCAGGGGACTTAATGGCAATAAGTGAATTTGCAAGTGGTCGTGCTGGATACGCACAAGTCGAGATTCAAATTACTGGGCTTTATCCTGCGCTAGCTCGTTGGGCTAAATCTGACCCCATGTTTAATAAAGAAATTCGTGAAGCATCTGTGAAGTTGATTGGGCAGCTTGTAACTGACGTTCAAGCAACAGCGCAAGGAACTGGCTCTAGACAAGCAATTGAGTCTGCTAGGGGCTTTAGGGCTAGACCTGACCGCGTTCCCGTTATTAAGTTAAGTGGTTCATCAGGCTTTGTATCTGTATCACGCCCTAACCGTAGGCGCAAGACTAAGGTAACTCGTGGTGATGTATTCTTTGGTGCTGAATTCGGTTCTGATAGATTACGTCAATTCCCCGGTAGATCAGCAAGATTAGGCTCTGGAAATAGGGGCTATTTCTTCTGGCCTACCATTGAGAAAAATGCTGAAACCATAAGAACTGAATACTTAAAAGCCTTGGATCGCATACTTTACAATCTCTAAATACTAGACATTCTGTATAACATCTAGTACAGTCTGAGTCATGTACTCAGTCAAATGGTGGTCTGTCAAAGACAACAAGCCAAAGCATTATGCAGATTCTTGGAATGACTTTGTAGATTTACTTTCACATCATGCTCAACGTGAGGACAAGTACAAGGGTCATCTATACAGCCCTGTGACTTATGTTGAGAATGGTTACCGTGGCAATAAGAACGTGATTGCCGTTAATGCTTTTGTAGCTGATCTAGATGGCGAAGCGTTGGCAGATACCTTAGACAAACTGCAAGGTTATGAATACATTGCCTACACAACTTACAGTCACAAAGAAGATGACCAGCACTGGCACATAGTTATTCCATTTGATGAAGCAGTGCCAAGTCACCAATGGTATTCAGTCTGGAAGCAGATGCACGACTTCTTAGACATTGTTGGTGACCCACAGACTAGCGATCCTGCCCGTATCTTCTTTGCGCCACAACACGCACCCGGCGCAGTATTCCATACCCTGCGCGGTCATGGCGACATTATGCAAGCACCTGAGTTTAGATACACAGACCGACCACCCGTAACGATTACTAAGCGTGAGCCACAAAGAGCAGTAGACCATTGGGAATGCAGATGCACACTTGCTAAGGTCTGCGCCAAATGCCAAATCGAATTCAAAGACGTAGACATTTCTAGGTACAATGGGATGAGTCAGAAAGAAATGCGTCAAGATTTTAGGCGTGAATTCTTAGAGTTGATGGCAGGTATAACTGCTACTTAGGAGTCTTAGTGGCAGCCGGATCAAGTAAAACTTATGAAGTTAAGTTTGTCGGCAACACGACTGGTCTAACTAATTCGTTCAAAGAAATTGAAAAACATGGCAAAGCCATGGGCGGAACTTTTAATGGCATCACTCAATCTATTAGCAAGAGTTTCATAAGCACAGGTCAAAGCCTTACAAAGAATTTAACCGTTCCTCTTGTAGCTCTTGGTGCTGTTGTAAACAAGACAATTAAAGACGCATCTAATTTACAAGAAGCCCAATCCAAAGTAAGCGCAGTATTTGGCGATCAAGCAAAAGAACTCTTCAAATGGGGAAAAACAACTTCTACTGCGTTAGGTGTATCAAGTAGAGCAGCACTAGAAGCAGCAGGAACTTACGGCAACTTGTTCCAAGCTTTTGGTATCGGCAGAACTCAATCCGCAAAAATGTCTATGAAGTTAGTTGAACTTGCAGCTGACATGGCTTCGTTTAATAACGTTCCAATCGAAGATGCCCTTACCGCATTGCGTTCTGGTTTGTCTGGTGAAACAGAACCACTTAAACGTTTCGGTGTTGCACTCAATGATGTTCGTCTACGTCAAGAAGCACTTAACTTGGGAATTTACGATGGTTCAGGTGTCTTAACAGTTGCTCAAAAGTCACAAGCCGCATACGCACTTATTCTTAGAGATACCGCGCTTCAGCAAGGTGACGTAGCCCGGACTGCTGGCGGTCTTGCGAATCAAAAGAAATTCTTGGCAGCACAGGTTGAGGACTTATCTGGAACTTTTGGTGCGGTACTAATGCCGGTAATGATTAACGTGGTTGGTATTATCCGAAATCAAGTTCTACCAAATTTGCAAAAGTTTATCGAAGCCTTTAAGACTCTTTCGCCTAGTGCAATTGTTACTGGACTTCAAATAGCATTATTTGCTGCTGCACTTGGCCCAGCGATGATTGTTGTTGGTTACATGATCAAACTGGTTATGGGTCTTGCAACGGCATTTCAGTTCTTAATCAAGCGTGTAGTTCTGATTCCTACAATAATTCTTTTAATTGTGGCTGCATTTGTTAAAGGCACAGATGCATCAATGTCTTTCGGTCAGGCTACATTGACTGTTATTCGTGGACTGATAATCGGTTTTGTTCAATTAGGCAACGCTGTTTCAGCATCTATCAATTTTATTATTAAAGGCTATAACGCTATGTTTACTGGGGTTCTCAAGAATCCTGCTATTAAAGAACTTGGGAACTTTGACTTTTTAATTACTGGTCTTGATAATGCTGCGGTTGGCTTCAAAAACTTTAGTAAGACACTAAAAGAAGAGCAATCAAATCTTTCTGGCATTGCGGCTGAAGCTAATGCCCTTGCTCAATCTATTGATGCTTCCGGTACTAAATCAGTTGGTGGCGCAAGCAAGGAAGCAACAGAAAAGGTCAATGCCTTCACCAAAGCGTTGTCTGCTGCTAATCAAGTTCTAACTGATGCGCAACAGAAATTCCGTGACTATGCAAGTTCTGTCACAGGTTCAATTACTGGCATTATAGATTTTAGTTCTGCTGCATCTAACGAAACAGGTTCATTCCTAGAGAACTTGATTGCTCAGGCCACAAAAGCACAAGACTTTGGCACAAAGGTTAGAAGCCTTTTGTCTATGGGTCTATCTGAATCTGCAATTGGTCAGGTACTAGCCGCAGGCGCAGACGTTGGCACAAAGATAGCTGACGAGATTATTGCAGGTGGCGCAACTGTTGTAGATCAAGTTAATAGTTTAATCACAGCAACTCAGTCAGTAGCAGAAGAACTTGGTCAATCAGCTGCTAAGCAGTTCTATCAAGCAGGTGTTACGGCAGGTCAAGCACTTGTTGATGGCATCAGAGCCGCTATAACTGCGGCTGGTTTCAGTATTGATAGTGAAGGCAACATTGTAAATCCACTAGCAGGTGCAGGTGGTTCATCAGGTGCTAGTTCTTTATCTACTGCTTCTGCGCCATCTGGCTCAACTGGCGGTGGCGGTGGCAAGAATACAAAAACTCCTGCTAGAACATCTACTATGAATGCGCGTGACTTAGCACGTTCGATAGGTAGAAACCTACCAAGAATGGCATCAGGTGGCATTGTTACTAGACCGACATTAGCAATGATCGGTGAAGCCGGGCCTGAAGCAGTTGTGCCTTTATCTGGTCGCAATGCTGGCATGGGCAACGTCTACAACATAAACGTGAACGCTGGCATGGGTACTAGTGGCGCACAAGTTGGCAAGGAAATTGTAGATGCAATTAAGCGGTTTGAGAAAACATCAGGCCCCGTATTTGCGAGTGCATAAATGACAGTTTCTGCAACAACAGTAGAACTTGGCTTTGATCTCAGTGGTCTAGGTGGCAACTTCTTCATCTTAGATAGTGCCGTTCAAGGTGTATTAGACAACACAGAATATACCCTTGGTGGAACTTTGTTCTATGACGTATCCGAATACGTTCGATCAGTTTCAGTTAGGCGTGGCAAGTCTCGTCAGTTAGACAGGTTCACCGCAGGTAACGCATCAATAGAACTAAACAACAACACACGCGCATTCGACCCACAAAATACGAGTAGCCCGTTCTATGGGCAAATCATTCCTAAGCGCACAGTCAGAGTTTTAACAGGTGGCTCAGCTATCTTCTACGGTGTAGTAGATGACTGGAACCTAAACTATGACTTATCTGGTTTATCAACTACCACGGCAGATTGTGTTGATGGCTTCACACTTCTAGCACAAGGCGCACTTTCAGCACATACGGCAATCTCAGAACTTACAGGCGCAAGAATCAACGCTGTTTTAGATCGTGGTGAAGTGAACTGGCCTGCTGCCTTGCGCGACATAGACACAGGCTCACAGACACTTCAGGCTGATGTTGTTTCTGACGGAACGAATGTGCTGGAGTATCTGCAACTGGTAACAAGTTCTGAGCCGGGATCGTTATTTATTGGCAAGGAAGGATTCTTGTATTTCAAGGATCGAACCGTTGCTCCAGTCTCATCTGGTCAAGTTGTGTTTGCTGATGATGGTTCAGGTGTTGCGTTCAATGATGTCAAGGTTATCTATGGGTCAGAACTTCTTTACAACTATATTCAGATTCAAAGAGCTGGCGGTGGAACTGCCATAGCGCAAGATAATGATTCAATTAGCAACTATGGACAACAGGCACTAATCGAATCTGGTCTGCTTATGAATACTGATGCTGAATCTGAAAATCTTGCAGACTATTTGTTAAGCACCTACAAAGACCCTGAGTACCGCTTTGAAACTTTATCGGTGCAACTAGAACGACTTTCTAATGCTGATGAAATCAAAGTTCTAGGTTTAGAAATAGGTAGTGTCTGTCAGATCAAGTTCACGCCAAATCAAACAGGCACACAGATCAGCCAATACGCATCTGTAATCAAGATTGAACACGACATTAGACCACTACAACATCGCGTTACCTTTGGGTTCCAAACCCTTGATTATGCTAGTCTGGTTCTTGATGACCTTGAATTTGGTTTACTCGATGACGGACACTTAGGATACTAAAGATATGGCATTACAAACATTCACCGCAGGTCAAGTTTTAACAGCTGCGCAAGTTAATGCGTTGCAGGCTAACGATTACAACCAGACAGTAAGCACAAAGACAGATTCTTATACGCTTGTGGCTGCTGATAAAGGCACACGAGTTGTAATGAATAAGGCAACTGCAACCACGATCACGGTCAATACAAGTTTGTTTTCTGCTGGTGACACTCTGTTTATTCAGAACATTGGCGCAGGTGTCTGCACGATCACCGCAGGAACAGCAACAGTTTCAACTGCTGGTTCATTAGCCTTACCGCAGAATGCTGGTGGAACTCTTTACTTCACTTCAGCAGGTGTTTCTATTTTCTTTCCAACAGTGGCAATTTCTGGTACATCAGGTTTAGTTTTGATAAACACAACAACATTAAGCGCAGTGTCAAGTCAATCTTTTAATGATGTATTTAGCGCGACTTACAATAACTATTACATTCAGATGTCCCTAGACGGATCAACAACTGCTCAAGATGTCAATTTTAGGTTGCGAGTAGCATCAGTAGATAACAGCAGCGCAAACTATAATCGCAGCGCATTATTTCAAAGTTCGACAACTGTCACTGGGCAACTTCTAACTGCTCAAACTTCATGGGCAGGTGTTGGCGGTGCTATTTCAACACAAAGACAATACAGCGATCTAACGGTTTTCAATCCTTTTGCTACTCAAATTACTGGCGCCATAGGCAATGGACAAGAATTACCAAGCGGTAATATTACGCAATATCGGCGAATGTTTGGAACTACTGTAACAACTTCATACACAGGATTTACTATATTTCCCGTATCTGGCACTATGTCGGGCACAGTTTCAGTTTATGGTTACAACATTTAGGGGTTTGACATGGCAACAGTAGAAAAAATTTTTGTAGGTATTGACGGCGAGCGCGTAGAATTGACAGGCGCAGATTTGACAGCCTTCATGGAACAGCGCACAAGAGACTCAGCCGAAGCAAAAGCGATACAAGATGAGATTGACGCAAAAGCAGCAGCACGAGCCAGCGCACTTGCAAAACTTGCATCACTTGGATTAACCGCAGATGAGATCGCAAGCCTTTAATCAACCAACTATCAAATAAGGAATCACAATGGAACAGTTAAAAGTATGGCTAGCCTATTCACCACTAGCATCATTCGCAAAGATTTTTGGCGCAGGTGTTCTAGGTTGGGTTTTATTGAACCTTGAAAGTTTAAGCATTCATCCTGCTATGGGAATTGGTTTAGCATCTGCACTACCGATCCTTATCAACTGGTTGAATCCAGCAGATAACCGTTACGGTGTCAGCGAATAATGCCATCACCAATCAAAGGTGCAACACCAAGTACCGCATATAAGAAACTTGGGAAGCATTGGAGCAAGGGATATCACACAGGCGTTGATTACGCCGTTCCAGTTGGTACTGACGTTCACGCCGTAGCAGATGGAAAGATTACCGCAGCAAACTGGGGTGAGGCTTACGGAACACAATTAGTTCAAGTCGTAAATGGCGGTTGGTTTATTTACGCGCATCTGTCAGCAACTCTTGTTAAGTCTGGCGATGTTGTTACTACTGGACAGGTAATTGCAAAATCTGGAAATACAGGCAACAGTACTGGTCCACATTTACACGCAGAACTGCGCAACAACATTAAATGGAGTGCAGGCAAAGACTTGGATCCTTACCTGTTAATTGGTACAAAGAAAGCATCAGCAGCAACTAAAGTAAAGACTAAAGTTGTTGCACCTGTTGTCAAGAAAAAGTAATGGGAATCCTAGAACTGGGTCAGTACGCAGCAGCAATAACTGCTATTGCTGTACTGCTTGGGATGTTTATTAAGTGGGCAATTGTTAAACCTATAAAGTCCTACATAGATCAAGCAACTTATCCAATTCACCCAGATTCAAACGGTGGTCGTGCGCTCCCGGATATTGCAAACACAGTAAACCGCATTGAATCGCGATTAAATGATCTTGATTATCGCTTGAACTCAATTGAGGAACTCGTAACGAAACCAACACGCAATAGAAAAGCAACGATCTAATTCAAGTTGTGGATACGATTGACCTAACCTATCCGAAAGGTGGTCACATAATGACCCTACTTGACGATCTAGCAAACGTAAGCAAAGCAACCTATTTATGCGCCGTTAAACAACTACTTAACTCATTGCCTAAGAATGAAGCAGAAGCAATAGCCAAAGCAATTGATGACCCAGATACTTCAGCAACGGCACTCTCACGGGTTTTAGCCAAACATGGGCATGACGTACACCGCAAGACAATAACTCGTCACAGACTGCGTGGACACAAAGAAAAGGGATGTGTCTGCCCGTGAGCCTTGCAGATGATCTTTCCAAGTTAGGAAATGACGAACAGCGCAAGCGAGAACGCAAAGAGATTCCAGCAGGCTTTGAACCCGGCATTGAGTACGACTCAAGCGGTGGCATTCTGCGTTCTATCCCTAGACCAGCAGGTGATGAACCTGACCACGCTGAACTACTAGCTGAGTTTGAACTTGATCCCCAGAAATGGCGCATAACAGGACTACGCAGAAGCAAGTGGCAACGCTGGGATGGCGAATGGCTAGAATCTTTCCGCGCTACGTTCGTACCAAATTCAGGTTCAAATTTAGTGCCAATAGATGATTTGCTGGACATAGTTAGCAAGTGGAAACCAGTAAAGCGCGATTCTAGCCCCGTAAAGGCATCTGTGAGCAACGTAGCCTATGTTGTGGTACTTGCGGACACCCAAGTTGGAAAAATTGATGGTGGTGGTTCTGAGCAGATCATTAAGAATGTATTACACAAGACCGATCTAGCAGTTGCCAGACTCAAAGAACTACGGAAGGCAGGCCGCGACATTGGAACGGTCTATTTACCAATGCTCGGCGATTGTATTGAAGGCATGAACTCACAGGGAGGAAAGCACATCTGGAGAACGGATTTAGACCTGACTTCACAGATTCGTGTCTATCGCAGGTTGCTATTGCACATGGTGAAAACATTTGCGCCACTAGCTGAGCGTGTGATTGTTCCTTGTGTTCCCGGTAACCACGATGAAGCCGTGCGCGTTGGAAACTCAATGGCAACCACCTACACAGATTCATTTGCCTTAGATGCGGCTTCTGCCGTTGCTGATGCGCTGGCAGATCATCCTGACTTTAAGCACGTTAGTTTCGTGTTTCCTAAATACGATACTTTGACCGTGACCTTAGACATGGCTGGCACAGTTGTTGGTCTGGCTCATGGTCATCAATGCAGGGGTAAAGCAGTCGAGTGGTGGAAGAACATGGCACACGGGCAACAAGACATAGGTGAAGCCACGTTGTTGCTTACCGGGCATTATCATCATTTGAAGATTGAACAGTCAGGTCGAAAGACTTGGATGCAATCACCAGCACTTGACGGCGGATCAACTTGGTTTGAAAACTCAAGTGGTCAAGCCGCACCTGCTGGAATGCTTACGCTCACAGTTGGGGAAGGTAAATGGGATGATCTCAAAATCTTGTAAACACGAATGGATCACTTTGCAGTTTGCAGATTCACAAGTTAAGGAATGTCGTAAGTGTTATGAGGTTCAGTCGTGACTTCAGAAGAACTAGCTGATCAGGTTACGGCCTGCGTTGAGTCCTTGCGTTCGCGCATTGTTGGAACAGGTGACCAGCAATACAGCCGGGGTAATGAGCAATCAATAGAACTAAAGTCTGGTGGTCAGGTGTTACAGGAAACACTTGAAGAACTAGATGATGCAATTGTTTATTTGGCACATCTTCGCGCTAGACTTTCAAGACTTGCGCAGCTTTAGGTAACCCCTAAACAACAGGGGTGCGAATCACTTATGCTTTGTTGATTTGTGCCCCTGTTCGTTGCCCAAAAACCCAATAGACACGCGGTATTTTGGCTATTCTCTAATGGGCTGGACATTGTTATACAAACCTGTCATAATCAATACATGGCGCAGGGCAACCTGCTTGAACAGAAGGACAAAGCAAAATGGAAAATATTTATCACACAAAGGCAACAGCACTAGAACTAGGTTTTACTTTTGTTGCAGACTTAAAAACAAATTGGGTACACCTAGCAAAAGATGATGAAATTCAAGCAAGATGCAATTCACGTTACATAGTCCACGCAACTCAAGATGGCGCAGGCCGTGGTTACGATTTTGAATGCCAGCGTTGCAACAAGATCATCACAAAGTCTTTGAACGAAAAGGCAGGTGCATAATGAAAATCACAATTACAAAATCGCATGACACAACGGAATGGATCGAAGGGGTGAACTGCCCACCATTTAGCACCGGGCTTTGCATGAGTTGTCAGAAGCAAACTCACGGACACTTTGGCGGCAAGACTAAAGCCGGCCTGTGGGTTTGCCACGCATGCAAGATTGCAGACAAGGGAACTAAGTAATGAGTAAAGCCAAGATCATTATTGGGGATGTTAGAACTGCAATGCAGTCAATCCCAGAGCAGTCAGTTCAGACATGCATTACATCACCGCCATACTGGGGACTGCGTGATTATGGTCAAGGCGATCAGATCGGACTAGAAGAAACACCACAGCAATACGTTGATCAGATGGTTGAAGTCTTTCGTGAAGTCTGGCGCGTTCTAAAAGATGACGGAACTCTTTGGTTAAACATTGGTGATTCTTATACGCCAACTGGAAATGGATCAACCAAGAAAGGTTTTAATGCCAGATACTCAGGTAAAAAATCCATTGTAGATAAACAAGGTGCAGATGAAGGGCATTTAGACAGGAGTAATTTTCTTGTTGATACAAAGATTAAAGACTTAGTTGGTATTCCGTGGCGTTTAGCATTTGCATTACAGGCTGACGGTTGGTTTCTGCGACAAGACATTATTTGGCACAAACCAAATCCTATGCCGGAATCAGTAACAGACCGTTGCACTAAGTCACATGAGTACGTTTTCTTATTGTCAAAGTCACGTCAGTATTTTTTTGATCATGTCGCAATTAAAGAGCCTGCTAAAGACTGGGGAACACGAGATAGAACAGACGGCAAGTATCACAATGAAGGAACTGGACTCACACCGCATTCAGGGCTTACGAAGTCTTATGAAACAAGAAACAAACGTGATGTTTGGACAGTTGCAACAAAACCCTACAAAGGTGCGCACTTTGCAGTAATGCCTGAAGCACTTGTTGAGCCTTGCATTCTTGCAGGTTCAGCAGTTGGTGATACGGTGCTTGATCCATTTACGGGTTCTGGAACTGTTGGAATGGTTGCTTTAAGACACAATAGAAACTTTGTAGGTACTGAACTGAATGCAGAGTACGCAGAACTGGCAGTTGATCGTATTTACAATGATGCACCACTACTAAACGAAATAGAAAAGGAATTGGCTAATGGCTGACGAACAGAAAGAAAATAAAGAAAACATGATTGCGCTACGGCTTAACAATGAGCAGATGCTTGCAGTTAGACAATGGGCGCATCAACACAACACAAACATTTCCACAGTAATCAGATCAGCACTAGAACTAATGACAGGAGCAAAGCAATGAGAACACCAAGTGAGCAGCTAGTCCAGACGAGTTGGATGTGTGAACACAAACTATTTGCAAACCATGATGCCGTTACGCCGGTGGACTGGGCTAAAGTCTGGGATGTTGTAGATGACATTGACCACGCAGAGTTTGATGCAAACCAGCTAGTAATGATTGCCGTGCTGGAGTTCCTGTGTGGTTCAGAAATGGTTGAAGTTAGCCTTGATGAGATCGCTAACCTGCCAGAACTAGAACGTCAATCTGTTGTAGATGCGCTAAGGCTTAAATGGTCTAAGGTCGAACTTCAAGAAAATCTGTAATGGATGACAACAATGTAGAGATACACGTTGAGCCTTTACCGTTCCAGCAGATTCCTAACTGGGTCTTTGAGTCTGACGTATCAGCTACGGCTATCAAACTTTATCTCGTGCTTCGTAAGAACGGCGATAACAAGCGCGGCACAAGTTACTGGTCACGCAAGAAACTTGCTGAGCAGTTAGGCACATCACCTAACACTATGGATAGGGCTAAGAAAGAACTCATTGACATGGGTGCTTTATGCCAGATCAACCGTAAGAATAAAGACGGTGACTGGACTTCAAACCTGTATCACGTTCATACTGCAAGCGTTACAAATTGCAGATACCTATACGCACCTGTGGGTACACCTATACCCACCAGTGGGGAGACCCCTATACCCACCAGTGGTGAACGAACTAATAACCATATAGAACTAAGAACCAATGAACTTAATACTCGAACCTACGGTTTCGAGATTCATCAGGCTTGCAATTTACTAGCTGACCTAATTGAAGCCAACGGTTCACGCAGACCAGCAGTAAACGATAAATGGCTAAGTGACATGGAACGACTGCACAAGATTGATGAGCGTAGTTGGGAACAGATAACAAAGGCGATTGAGTGGTGTCAGGCAGATGACTTCTGGCGTGGCAACATTCTCAGCCCGGCGAAACTGCGCAAACAATACGATCAGTTACGACTGGCAGCACAACGCAACACAAAACAAAGCAAGTTCAGTAAGACAATGGATTGGTTAAATAACCTAGAGAACGAAACGAAGGAACTAGGGCAATGAAGCACGTTGTTATGTTCTCAGGTGGCATTGGTAGTTGGGCAACAGCTAAGCGCGTGATTGCAAAGCATGGCGCAAAGGATGTAGTTCTTTTATTTAGTGACGTTAAAGGCAACACGGATAATCCGCACATAGGCGAAGATGAAGATACTTACAGATTTATTGAAGATGCAGCCATCAATTTAGGCGCATCAGTTGTAACTGTTATGGATGGCAGAAACATCTGGGAAGTTTTTAGAGATAAGAAGTTTCTTGGCAACTCAAGGCTTGCTAACTGTTCTCACCTTCTTAAACAAAAGCCAGCAAGAGATTGGCTTGACGCGAACTGTGAACCAGATCAAACAATTATTTACGTTGGTATTGATTGGTCAGAGATACATCGTTTACCGTCTATCGTGCGTAACTATCTGCCTTTCAAAGCTGAAGCACCACTTACTGAAGCACCGTATCTAGATAAGAAGGATTTAATTGAATGGGCAGAATCAGAAGGATTAAAAGCACCACGACTTTATGAACTTGGGTTTGCTCACAACAATTGTGGCGGTGGTTGCGTGAGAGCAGGACAAGCACAGTTTAAGAAACTGCTGGATGTAATGCCTGAAAGATTTGCAGAGTGGGAACATCAAGAATCTTTATTGCAAGATCAATTGGGTGATGTTTCAATACTTAAGGAAACTGTTAATGGTGAAGTCAAGCGTTTACCACTTACGGTCATAAGACAACGCAAGGAACAGCAACCAGAACTATTTGATGATCTAGACATTGGTGGATGTGGTTGCTTTACAGATTATGAGGAGCAGCAATGAACAAAGCAGAAGTAGGCAAAGTCTTAGCAATAGGAGTTTCAATAGATGCCAGACTTGGCGCAGCTGATGAAGCAGGGTTTAGGGCAAAGGTTGAAGGCTGGTCGTTAGCACTTATTGAATCAATGGACTTTGAGTTTGCCCGTAATGCAGTTGGTAAGCATTACAAATCAGCAACCGATTCAGTTATGCCTGCACACCTGAACGCAATGTGGACTGCTCACAGATCACGCCAGCACGAAATAGACAACGTTAGAGCGATTGGGTCTAGTCCTAAGTCGCAAGGTATGTCTGATGAAGTGCGAGCCAAATTAGTAGAACTGGGACTGAAGCGACCATAATGAGTAGATGCTCAAAGATTGCAACTGCGAACCGTGGCTTGACTCTGGCATCTGTCTGTCATGTAGTGCGCCCGATAGTTGGATGTATTCAGCAGCGTGCCGTCTAGCTGATCCTGACACTTGCTTTCCACCTGATGAAGAACCGCACTTGTATGCCAAAGCCAAAAGAATGTGTGAGGAATGCCCGGTGATTTCGTTCTGCCTAGAGATTGGGCTGGATGAAAAATGGGGTATGTGGGGCGGTATGACCCCTGACGAGCGTTACAAACTGAGCAAGTCCCCTAAGTTGCCAAAGGATCGGCTGGAAAGACGGCGGTTTCTTAGGGTTTACGCCTACACCAGTTAGAACAGATGTACGAACTGCACGTTATCAAATTGTTACCAAATAAGTTGGGCAAATGGCGTACAAACCCAGCTGAATGCCGTAATGTTATACACATAAGGAAGCCGCAAGGCTTAGAGCGAAGGAAACAAAGCAAATGAAACCAGAAATTATCAAGGCACATAAAAGCAACGATTTTGAATATGTAAAAGGACAATGTGACTTCTGTGGAGTCATAAGTGTTTACAAGTTTGCTGGCAAAAGATGTTTGGAAAGTTGTGAAGCTTGTGGGGATTGGTTCACAAACATTAAAAGAGTGGCTGATTTCAATGAATAACTGGAACTGGACACCACGCGCCAGAATGATTGGCGAATTACTCTCAGTAGTTTCAACAATCGCAGTCATGTGGCTTCTATTTGTTGGCACTTGGTTTGCGCTAGGTGGTCACTAATGAGTTTCGTGCCCTACTCAAAGGAATACGCAACACTTGAGGACAAGCACAAGATTCGCAAGATGCTGGAATACTCAGGCATGAAGCACCCGGCAGAGCAGATCACGTTTCTGTCAGAGCTACTTGGTAAACCTTTTGACACGACCAAGTTAAGCAAGCAAGATGCAATAGAGATCAAGCGCAAAATCAAGAACCTACAAGAAAAGGACAAAGCATGAAACAGGAACAGCAAGATGCGTTACGCGCACCATTTCCAAAAGAACAGATTCAGAAACTACCGACTGGTGGATTGCAGCTAGATTACGTTAGCCACGCATGGGTGACTGATCGGTTGCTTCATGTAGACCCTATGTGGACTTGGAAGCCGTTAGCGTTTACAGATGCAGGACTGCCAGCGTTCGATTCAAACGGTGGTTTATGGATTGAACTTACGATCTGTGGGGTTACTCGTTATGGCTACGGTGAACCACAAGGCCGTGACAAGTTCGACATGACTAAGGGTGCAATCGGTAACGCAATCAGGAACGCAGCAATGCGGTTTGGCGTGGCACTTGATCTATGGGCTAAAGAAGCACCGGGCGAAACAAAGCCAGCACCAAAGGCAACTAACCAACTCAGCACAGCTACTCAGAAGATGATTGAAAGAATTGGCACTGCTGGTTCACTGATTGAACTAACTGAGGTAGTCCCACTAATTCAAGGTGGAGCGTTCACGGATTCAGAAAAGCGCAACTTGCGACTTATTTTTGACAACAAGAAAGCAGCACTGGAAGCATGACATTCATTTTAGGATCGGTCTTATTCTTACTAGGTTCATTCTTTGGAATGCTCATAATGGCATTCGCAACGGCACTTCCGCGCCGGGTTGAGCAAAAGCAAGATGCGTTAGTTGCGCAGCTTCGAGTAGTTGTCAATGATGATTAATTACTTCGTTGAAGGTGAACCAGCACCACAGGGTTCAAAGAACGGGTTCGTCAAGAACGGGCGCGTTGTAATGGTTGAGTCGAGCAAGAAGGTCAAGCCGTGGCGTGAAGCCGTAACGGAACAGACTGCACACTATCTCAGCTGGAACACGCTAGAAGCAATTACTACCCCGGTTGAGATCGCGCTGGTGTTTCTTTTGCC